AGAGACAAATCTTTGATATACCGAATGGTAAGAAGGCTTATATGATTGGTTCAACCGTTGGACAGAACTATGGTGAAACGGTAACCAAACATGGATATGGAATTTATGATGTGGAAAAGGATGAATATACGACAGTAGATTTATTCAACCCAAAACCTTTCATATCATTTAGAATAAACTCATACGAAGATATTGAAAATGGAACAGAAAAATTCGTTAACTATTGAGTTAACCAAACAAGACGTTGAAGACTTCAATTCATTCTGTAAGATTAATGAAATAACCGACCCTAATGGTTTTGTTAAACTATGTTTCCGTAAAGGATACTATATTGAAAAATATGGTTTATTGAATCAGGGTAATCTTCCTGAGGTTATTGACAGAGAATTTGAAAAGGAAGTTATTGTTGAAGATAACTCAAAAATTGAAGAACTACAAAATGAAATTTACATTCTTAAAGGTAAATTGGACGATAAAAAGGAAGTAGAATGTGGGAAACTACAGGAAACCCTTTTTGAACTAAACAGACAATTAAGCGATAAAAATAACACAATAAAAGAATTAACAAGAAAGGTGAATGAGCTTGAAGATATGACAAAAACTTCTTATGCTTTCTACCTACAGAATTCAAACTTAAAAAACAGAATATGACACAGTTAGTATTATTTATGATTTTAGCCTACGGGTTTTCAACAATTATGGTTTATGGAACCATTTTCAAAGGAATGAGAGATTTCATCAAAGCTTATGGAAACTCCGATTTAATTTTATCAAACACGTTCAACTTCATTTCAGGTATCTTATCCTGTATGATGTGTTGTTCCACTTGGATAGGGTTCTTCTTAGGAACAGTTTTATTCTCACCTACATATCAGTTTTTCGGAACAAGTCCATACATTTCATGGTTCTTTGATGGTTTATTCGCATCAGGAGCAGTATGGGCAATCAACGCTTTCATTGAATGGTTTGAAGTAAACCGACCATCTAAAATAGATTAATTTAAAAACCAAATAAATATATGCCAAAGTCAAGATTAAGACCAAACCACAAGCAGAAGGTTGCTGCGTGGAAATTAAGAAACATCCATGCTGAAAGACGCTATCAAAGAACAATGTCAGATTTGTTTGAAAAGATGAGACAAACAGCTTCTGAAAAGACAGAAGAAGTAGAAACAAATGGACCTGTTCAGCCCGCAAATTAATTTCACAAAAGTTAGAATGATAAAAGATTTAGATTTTTCAAAACTTGAGAATCCTTACGTACAAGTAGTATGGGAAGATACCCCAGAGAATTTTACACAAGAAAAGTTAAAAAGTGTGAAAGCATACTTTCAAAAAAAGTATTCAACTACAAGTGTAAATGTTATTACTAAGTTAAAGAAAACAGAAGAGGTACAAGACAATGTTGATGTAACTATCAACATTATGGACGAGAACTATCAACACGATTTGATTAAGTCCATCCTTCAATCTAAATCCCAAGAAAACCTTTACGAAGATATACTGAAGATTGACTCAGCGGTAAACAATAAGATGATTGCCGAACAAGACGAGATTGCTTCATTTAAGAAATGGTATATCAAGAAGATTGAGTTTTCTAACTTTCTATCTTATGGTGAAAACCAACATATAAACTTTGAAAAGTTGGGTGGGATTACCGTGATTGAATCGGACCCACCTAACTTTGGAGGTAAGACTGTGTTGTCGGTGGATTTGTTGATGTTCTTGTTTTTTAATACAACAACAAAAACAAACAAAGCTGAGGAGATATTCAACAGATATTCTGACAAAGATAAAGTATCTGTTAGAGGGGAGATTGTTATTGATGGTGAGGATTACATTATTGTTCGTGAACTTGAACGTAAGAAATCTAAATCAGGTGAATGGAATGTTAAGACAGAGTTAGACTTCTTTAAGAAGTTTCCTGATGGTTCATTGGTTAAATTCACGGGTGAACAACGACGTGAAACTGAAAAGTTTATTAAGACATCAATTGGAAGTTATGAAGACTTCCTGATGACTATATTAACCACTGGTACTAACCTTGAGGATTTGTTGGAAGCGAAACCAACAGCTCGTGGACAAGTCCTATCAAGATTTTTAGGTTTAGATTTCCTTAAAAGAAAGGAAGAGACTGGTAAAGAAATCTATTCAGAGTTCTCTAAGTCAATGATTTCAAACATTTACAATACTGAAACATTAAAGAATGAGAACGAAGAACTATTGGTTAAAAACCAAGAGTTTGATAAGAATATTACAGAAAGTGAAGTTAAGATTGAAGATGTTAAAGGTAGAATTGTTAAAGGACAAGAATATCGTGATAACCTTTTGAAATCAAAAGTTGTTGTTGATAGAGAAATTTCATTACTTAATCCTGACAATACAAAGAAAGAAGTTGAAAACTTTGAACATCAAATCAAACAAAACGTTCAGTTAAGAGATGGTGTTAAGATTGTTGAACCTTCGGAGTTTTATTATGAGAATGAACATGATAAGGTTAAGGAAGAATACCAAAAGACTTACAAACAAAAAGTTGAGTTAGATACCAATATATCATCAATTCAAAAGTTAAAGAGTTCGGTAAGTGGTGGTATCAAGTGTGAACACTGTGGTATTGAACTTATGAACGCTGCAATTACACAATCAAGAATTGCTGAACTTGACGGACTTATCGGGCAAAAAACCAAGATTGAGGGTTTAATACAAGAATTATCGGACAAAGAACAAGGTTTTGTTAAACTTAAAAAAGACTTTGATGAGTACGAAAGAAACAAACTTGTCTATGAAAAATACCAAGCAACAATTGAAAACTTTGAGTTAAAGAAAGAAAGTTTGTTAGATAAGTTGAAAAGATATGATGATGTACAAGATGTTATTAAATCTAACGAACAGATTGAAAGTCAAATCATTAAGGCTAACTTACGATTGGAAGACTTAAAACGAGAGGAACAACTTGTTCAACAGGAAGTTTCAAGTTCACGTTTTAAAATTACCAACAATCTTGAAAAGATTAATTCTAATAACAACTTAATTATTAAAATTTCTGAGGAACAACAAAAGGAAGTTAAGTATAAAGTTTATTTGGAATTGTTCGGTAAGAACGGTATCTCAAAAAGAATCATGAAGAGCATGATGCCTTTGATTAACTCTGAACTTCAACGACTATTACAGGACTCATGTTATTTCAGATTGGAAATCCGTATCAGTGAAAAGAATGAGGTTGAATTTTGTATGATAGACAATAATACTCAAATTGAAAAGTTAATGACTTCAGGTTCGGGATATGAAAAGACAATTGCTTCATTGGCGTTAAGGGCGGTGATGGCTAAAGTATGTTCCTTACCTAAACCAAACATTACAGTATTTGATGAAGTATTTGGTAAGATTTCTAACGACAATTTGGAAATGGTTTATGAGTTCTTTATTAAGATTAAAGAATACTTTGAAAACATACTTGTTATTACTCACAACCCTATGATTTCGAACTGGTCTGATAACATTATCAAGATTACAAAAACTGACAATATTTCCAAAGTTTCGCAGTAAATTTTTTATTTTAAAATAATTTGATTATATTTGAAATATGAAAAAAATTAGTACACATTATATTGATTGGGACGACGCTGAAAAATCATTTAAGTTGCCAAAAAATATTTTAATTAAATGGTTTAAAGACGGAAGAAGATTAGGTTCTATCGCAGAATATTATCATGCTCAAATAGAAGGGGGTGATAGACAAAAAGAAAATTCAAAATTTGATGTATTAGATAAGGGGAATATTAAATCAGAAGTTAGAGCAATTACTGATAAGGTTTCATTTGCATCTTCAAAAGAAGTTGGATATGGACGAAAGGTTACAGAAGAAGGTTTTCAAGAAAAATTAGATTCTGTTGATAGATTTATTTTAGTTGATTCTAGAAAAATAGAAGACGGTGAAATAAGTTTTATTGAAATTACCAAAGAGGATATTGGTAATTTAGAATTAGGTAAGAATAAATCGATAAGTTCAAAAAAATTCTTTAAAATTTATGATAGAGTTAAATAAGATATATAATGAAGATTGTTTAAAAACATTGTTAAATATTGAAGATAATACAATTGATTTAACAGTTACCTCACCACCTTACGATAACTTGAGAACATATAATAATCATATTTCAGGTAAAAAAACTGAATTTAATGGTTATTCATTTGATTTTGAAAATATTGCTAAAGAATTATATCGAACTACAAAAGAGGGTGGTATTGTTGTATGGGTTGTTGGTGATAGTACGGAAAAAGGAAGTGAAACAGGAACTTCATTTAGACAAGCATTATTTTTTAAAGAAATTGGGTTTAACATTCATGATACTATGATTTACATGAAAAATAATTTTTCAAACCCATCATCAAATAGATACCATCAAATTTTTGAATACATGTTTGTTTTATCTAAAGGTAAACCTAAAACATTTAATTCAATTAAAGATAGAAAAAATGTTTATGGTGGGCAAATTGGTAGTTGGGGTAAAAACACTTCAAGACAAGTTGATGGTAATATGGTTGAAAGGAAAAAAAAGATTATTGAAGAATATGGACAAAGATATAATGTTTGGACTTATAAGACTTCTAAAAATGGGCAGGAGGATGAAATTGCCTACCAACACCCGGCAATATTTCCAATACAATTAGTTAAGGACCATATTATTAGTTGGACAAATCCTGGTGATTTAGTTTTTGACCCTTTTATGGGTAGTGGAACAACTGCAAAGGCTGCGGTTGAAACTGATAGGTCTTATCTTGGAAGTGAAATATCTGAAGAATATTACAACATATGTATTAAAAGACTTAAAAATTATCAGCTAAAATTGAATTAATTGTATTATCTTTGTAAGACTATGATTATGAATTATATATTATTTGCATTCGGGGAATATAAAGAAAACCCACAGGCCTTAAACCTTTTAACTGAAACGGTATCACAAATATCAAAAGGTGAGATAAAATTTCAACATGGAGACAGTGGTGCCATAATAACATTTGGCACGAAGTTGGATTGGGAAGATATAGACGACTATATGAAGAAAAATATTGTTAAATTAACGGCAATGTATTTTGTTTTCCCTCTTGAATCTGACATGATATATTCTATGGACAAAGAGATAGAAAAACACTTGTTTGAAAACACTGACATTTTGACAGAAAATGAAGGATTAAATCAGACTAGATACGTAAGTGATAATACGGGAATTCCTGAATTTTTAGGAGGTATTCATATTCACAAGTCTAATCCTTTTGAAGAGATTCTTAAAATCCTTAATGAAGAAGTTATTCAAGATGTACCAGTTATGACACTTAATGATTTATTGGATAAGATAAAAGAAAAAGGTATAGATAGTTTGTCAGAAATTCAGTTAAAACAATTAGAAATTTACTCAAAACAAATAATATGATGGAAAAAAACCAAGTTATCCCGATTAATCAAGACGAAGTACAAATCTACCTTAAAGAACTTAGACGTATTAAGGTAATGACTCCTGAAAGAGAAAGGGAACTGTCGGCTAAGATGCAAACCCCCGAAACGACTGATAGTGAAAAGGCACGTATCTGTAAAGAATTGTTAGAGGGTAACCTACGATTTGTTATTACTGTTGCTAAACAGTATCAGGGACAAGGTGTTGATTTCAGTGATTTAGTTGCTGAAGGGAATATCGGACTTATGAAGGCGATTAATAGTTTTGATTGGACGAAGAACCTTCGTTTCATATCGTATGCGGTGTGGTGGATTAGACA